TACAAGAAAAACTAGTAATGCAAGAAAAACTAGTAATTTTTTCAATGGACGAAAAAAAACCGCCTATAGGCGGTTTTAGGTGAGATTGGTAGTGCCCAACATTCAAAAGCCACAATCAGGTTACCCGGCTCTGCCGGGCCTGACTATATCTAGTGGTTTAACCAACACTACCCACATTATCCATTGCTGGACTTATTGCTCATGCAAAAACAATAAGTATCACGAGTGATCGTCTATTTTTGTGTTTATCTCGGTGTTACTCCCATCTGGTTAAACTATCACATGTTGCATCATGCGAACATTGGTTGGGAAAATCAGAAATTCGACCATGAAGGCTTACTCTCTTTCTTCCCGTTGGTGGGATCATTTACACAGGTACGCATTCCCATGAACGCTAGTCGCACCTGATTGTGTTTGGAATGGTTGCCAAACTACAGTATTGGCGCCCATATCTTTTGCTTGGACAAAAGCTTGCTGCCTTGCTTTAGATAGTGCTGATTCTACAAATAACCCATATAGCATTGATGTGCCATGAACATCACCTTTGAACTCGCAGCCTTTAATTTCAGATTCACTGGCAACCTTCATGCCGTCCGGTATCTTAGTAATTGTCTGAGTGGCGCATGCAGGCAGCAAAGCAATCAATAACAGCGTTATTTTTTTCATTATTTAATCTCTACAGAATAGTCATCTTTTATTGTGTCCGATTCAGACAACCAACTAACCGGGTAAAAAGAAAGCAAAACATAACCAATTATCCAGCTTGCGACCCCAAGTGAAAATTGATATGTGAATCTACTTTTAATGCTGGATGGAAATTTATATGTGACTGTCATCAAAACAATAGCAACACCTATAGTATTAGCAAGCCAGAAGATCATTTGATCAAATCCGCTGGAACGATCCATTCACCCGTAAATCGATCATAAGCAATACATACATGACCACAATGCGTATCGTATCTGAAGCACCATGCAAGGATGAAAAATATTAGCAACGCAATAATTGCCTTGTGTGTTGTTTTCATAACTCGAATCCACAATAAAATACCTGGCCAATGATTCCACTATTTTCAGAGTCGATTAACCGATCAGGATATTCCTCTCTTTTAGCAGCATTGTGAGATACCGCATAAAATCCATCCGATCTTTTAATTATCTCTTTGACTAAATACTTGTCATCAATCCACATTGCATAGTATTTCTTGTTGCGCGGTTCTTTGATTCCACTATTAACTGCTACCATCCCGCCATCAGGGATACCAACATCAATCATTGAGTCGCCATCAACCGGAAATCCAAAGGCCTTATCTGGCTTGATCCCACGTTTTTTTAGGTATTCTGTTCTAAAGGCAATTTTACGAGTGCCATCAATCTCAAAAACAAGATTACCCGTACCCGCAGACAGCTTTAAATTCAGCATATCAATCAATGACAGCTCAGCATCGGCGTTTTCTGCTACCGACTCAGCGCCTGTCATTAAATAAGAAACACTTACTTCAAATAGCTTTGCTACCTTCTCTTGCCTAGTCCTGTTGGGGGCCGTCTTGCCATTTTCCCATTGCTGTACGGTCTGCCATGAGACGCCAATAGCCGCGCCTACATCTTGTTGAGACATTTTTTTTGCAAGTCTCAACTCTTTGATTCGATTGTGAATACTCATAGATTTACGACTATATACACAACAAAATCTTGTGTCATTGCAAGTTTTTCTTGTAATTTGTCTTGCCTTACTAGTTTTTCTTGTATTAAAATCCAAATCATGAAGAAAAAAAACCCGAACATTAAAAAGGCAATTGACCTGCTTGGTGGCGTAGTTGCCACTCAGAAGGCGCTGAAACTTGAAACGTACCAAACTGTTCAGCAATGGGTTAGAGCAGATTCAATCCCTGCTAAATATTGCCCGTCAATCGAGGACCTACTTTCTGGGAAAGTTACCAGAAAGCAATTGCGGCCCAAAGATTGGGAAGTTTATTGGCCCGAGCTTGCCATAAAAAAAGCCGCTTAATCATTAAACAGATTCAACTGACGAGGTAATACGGTTATGGACTCAGGCGCAGCATTTGCACGGTCAGGATTTACTTCAACCCTTGGGGGTATGACGGCAGAAATACCAAAAATCCGGGTGCCGGAAGAAACAAAAGAAATCCTTGATCGAGAGGCCCGCAAAGCTGGGCTGAATACTTCTGAGTTTGTGCGGTATTTACTCATGGTTCGGGCTCATGGTGTTGAAAACATGGTCAGTATGGAGCAGCAGCGCCTGCAAATCATTGCAGGAAATGGGAATGTATTGGGAGAGTAAGAATTATGCAGCATCTATTCACCGGACAAGAGCTTAAACAGGGTGGCATTCAAGTCGCCTTGGACAATGCAAATATGCATCACGAAGGCTGGGCAGATGATGCTCACGCTGCGCTTGTTCAATTCCTCACATGGCACAAAACACCTTTCCTCTGTGAAACATTCCGTGTTTACGCTGAAGAAGAGTGCGGATTACCTTCACCACCTCATGCAAGAGCGTATGGCGGCGTAATGCTGCGCGCTAAACATGAAGGATTAATCACTCACGCAGGCATCACCCAGGTTAAGAACCCGAAGGCACACATGGCCAACGCATCTTTGTGGCAGAAGGTGCAAGCGTGATTTACGGCTCAGTATGCAGTGGCATAGAAGCTGCGACCGTCGCATGGCATCCGCTTGGATGGAAACCTGCATTCTTTAGTGAAATTGACAAGTTTCCTCGTCATGTATTGGCGCACCGTTATCCAGAGGTGCCGTTACATGGCGACTTCACAACAATTCAAAAGGGCGATTATGCAGCTATCAATCTTCTCGTCGGAGGAACCCCATGTCAATCATTCAGTGTCGCAGGACTCAGAAAAGGACTGGATGACCCGCGTGGCAACCTCATGCTTGAGTTCGGTTCGCTTGCTCGCAGACTTGGGCCCAAATGGCTGGTTTGGGAGAACGTGCCCGGCGTCTTGTCCAGTAACGGAGGACGGGATTTTGGCTCCTTCCTCGGGATGCTGGGCGAACTCGGGTATGGGTTCGCCTACCGAGTTCTTGACGCTCAATACTTCGGAGTGGCCCAAAGACGCAGACGTGTGTTCGTTGTCGGATGTCTTGGAGACTGGCAACGTGCCGCAGCGGTACTTTTTGAGCGCGACAGCTTGTCGGGGAATCCTGCGCCGAGCAGAGAAGCGAGGCAAACAGTTGCCGGAACAATTACAGCAGGCGCTTTTAGCGGTGGCGCAGGAGGAAGGCCAGAAGGTGCTGCCGGAGGACACTTCAAGCCAGTAATAGCTATGGCACATGGTCAAGGTAATGCTGAGATTGCAAGTGAGCGTAGTCCTACGCTCACTTGCAATCATGAGGCACCGATTGCCTTTGTTCAAAACAGCCGCGATGAAGTTCGGATGATGGGTGGTGATGGCGCAATAGTAGGTGCTCTTGCCGCTGAAACTGGGGCAAAACAACAGTTTTACATAGCGCAACCAACTTTTGCCATTCCAGGAAACGTAATCGGCAGACAGCCAGAAAATGGCGGAAACGATCTTGGCGCTGATGACAGTGGCGCAATGTACACATTGACAAAGACTGACATTCATGCAGTGGCACATCCATTGATAGTTCACGGCACTCAAGACCCTTGCACATCTGATATTGCATTTGCTCAAGGACGAAATAACGGCGGCGAAAATGTGCTGGTTCGTCCAATTGATTTCAGAAATATGCGATATCACGAAGGTGATGTGGCCGGAACCATGCAATCCAAGTCAAGCGGTGGGTACTCGTTAAATTACGATACTGGACTACATCAAGGCATGCAAGTCCGCCGCTTAACCCCACGCGAATGCGAGCGGTTGCAAGGGTTTCTTGACGACTACACGCTAATCAGCGACAAAACAGCAGATGGTCCGCGTTACAAAGCATTGGGCAACTCAATGGCTGTGCCAGTGATGCGCTGGATTGGTGAGCGCATTGAGCTGGTTGAGAGAGTTACCAATGAAGCGAGGTTGGCAGCGTGAGTAAGCAAGACATATGGATGCCGCTGTACATAGCCGACTATCTGGCTGATACGACACGCCTTAATACTGAGCAGCATGGCGCCTATATGCTGATGATTATGGACTATTGGCGCATGTGTCGCCTTACTGGTGACAAGCAAAAAGCACACATGAGAGCAATGTACAGATGCATATCTGCACGAAGTAATTCTCAGGTTAAACGGATGGAAAAAAGAAGGGCATTGTGATGGCTGGCGATTGGTTGAAATTTGAAGCCAATACACCTGAGAAGCCAGAGGTGTTGGCTATAACTATTGAACTTGGATTTGATGATCCTGATTTAACCGTCGGGAAGTTGTTAAAGGTATGGAGATGGTTTGACCAACACACCGTTAATGGTAACGCTGCTAGCGTTACTCCAGCGTTACTAGATCGTTTAATTGGCGTTACTGGAATAACGCAAGCAATGGCAAATGTTGGATGGTTACATATCAATGAAGGTGGTGGAATTGACTTGCCTAACTTCGAAAGGCACAACGGAAAGACTGCAAAAGACAGGGCGTTGACAGCTAAGAGAGTGGCTTCACATAAGGCTTTAAAGGCTGTTAACGATGAAGGTAACGCAGACATCGTTACCGATGCGTTACCTAGAGAAGAGAAGAGAAGAGAAGATAATAAAAAACAAAAGAAAAAAGAAATTTCTCTTAATGAATTTTTAGAGCAATGCAAAACAAATTCTGAAAAACCGATTCGTGATGAAGACCCAATTTTTGATTGGACTGAAAAATCTGGAGTGCCAATTGAGTTTTTACACATTGCCTGGTTGGTTTTCAAAGAAAAGTTTTGCGACGCAGAAAAAAAGCAAGCTGATTGGCGAGCAACGTTTAGAAACTACGTCAAATCAGACTGGCTAAAAGTCTGGTATTTCAAAGATGGTGAATGTTTGCTGACGACTGTTGGTGTTGCAAAACAGAATCAACTCAGGAAGGCAGCATGATGGATGATTTAAGACTACCTCCTCATAGCATAGAAGCAGAGCAAAGTTTGCTTTCTGGACTATTGCGTGAGCCATTCAAGGCTGATGACTTGGACTTGCTTGTAGACGATTTTTACAACCATCAAAACAAGCTTGTTTACGGCGCGATTAAATATCTTGCTGACCACGCAAAAGAAATAGACATCGTTACGGTGTGTGAGCAGTTGGAAAAACAAAACAATCTTGAACCTGCTGGCGGGCTTCAGTATGTCGGCGGCTTGGTTACAAACGGCATTACCGGATCAAACCTGAAACGCTATGCAGAGATCATCAAGGAAAAATCATTGTTGCGCGAAGTAATTTCAATCGGTTCTGACATGGTTGAAAAAGCGCACGACCAGACAGTAAATGCTGCCGAGTTGGTTGAAAGTTCTGAATCAAACATTTTCACCATCATGGACAAGCGCGAGACTCATGAGCCTGTAGAAATGAGCGTTGCCGTTGCTGAGGCAATGGATTACTTGGATTTGCGCATCCAGGGCGTTACTTACCAACCAACTGGGCTGACCGATCTGGATAACATCCTTGGCGGTATCCGTGGTGGTGCTTTGTATGTCATTGCTGCACGTCCTAGCATGGGGAAAACTGCCCTGATGTGTTCGATTGTTAACCGAGTTGTTGAAGACAAACACTGTTACATCGCCACTCTTGAAATGCCACGCCGTGAGATCGCCAGCCGCTTGATTTCTATCAATGGGAACCTAAACCTTAACAGTCATGCAGATTGGACAGCGGAACACTATGACCGCCTAACTGTTGGCAGCTCGAAAGTTAACGCAATGAATGTGACTATCGACCACGAGGAGGGTTTATCAATTGCAAAACTTCGCGCACGTTGCCGCAGAATCAAGCGCCGTAAAAACCTTGGCGCAATTTTCGTTGACTACATCCAGCTTATGAAATGCAAGGCAGAAAGCCGCGAGCGTGAGATTGCAGAAATCAGCGCAGGACTTAAATCACTGGCTAAAGAGCTTGACGTACCAGTTATTGCATTAGCGCAACTAAACCGTGATTGCGACAAGCGTGCAGACAAGCGCCCATTGTTATCTGACTTACGTGAATCAGGCGCAATAGAGCAGGATGCGGACGCAATCATGATGCTTTACCGTGAGGATGTTTACGATAAAGAAACACCATACAAAGGTGTTGCTGAGTTGATCGTGCGCAAAAACAGACACGGCCCTATCGGTGATGTGATTATGCAGTTCAACCATGAAACCATGCATTTCAGAGACAAATCTCCAGACTGGATGATGCCGGTGGTTGATAAGCCAACAAAAAATCGTTACGAGTTTAATTGAGAGCATACCGCATGAACATCGCAATCTCATTCCTGATCGGCGCTGCCGTGGCTGCATTCCCTTTCATCCTGGGTGCCGATATGTCCGACGCTCGCGTGATTTTCTCTTGCAGCACTGTATCGGCGTATGTTGGTTTTATGTGCGCTTTTGTAACGAGGATTAGTAAATGACCAAGATTAAACCAGTCTGCGTAACCGGATTAATCACAAAGCAGGGCGTTATCTTCGCGCTTCGGTATCTGGCGGTTGGCGTAGTCATCGCTCTTGTGCATGCGGTTTTTGAGGTGAGGTGGTAGGTCATGGCAAGAATAGACGTTTTGCGCAATTCATTGGCTAAAAAGCAGACTCAGTTTGATGAAAAGTTACAGGCACATATTGATTCGGTCAAACAGGCGAATGGACAGCCTTTGAATGACAAGCGTAATGGCCAAGCAACCCTAAATAAATGGGAAAAGCAAAACGATTCATTGCGCACTTTACAAGAGTCTATCAATAAGACAAAGGATGCGATTGATCGGGAAGAGTCGAAGATCGCCAATGTGAATAGTGTTGCATTGCCTGATCCATTAAAAGCATTGATTGATGACGGAAAGATAACTCAGTGGCGCAAGCATCCAACCTATTTTTTTGTAAATGGTGTTGATAAGGCAAGGATCGTTTTACTTGATAACGGAAGCATTGGGCATAAGTTTTTATCAAGCATTCCATCGCAAGATCAATACGCGATTTTTAGAGATGTGTTTAACGGTCTCAAGCAAGAATTGGCGAAGGTTGCATGACATGTACAGATTGCGGCACGCACGTCTACAACATGGCTTGTATCAACTGTGCGGCCAGACATTGCCGGATGCTGTTTTATCCGCCAGCAATTAACAAGTGGGCCTATCTGGAAGCTGTGGCCAATAAGTACGGACACGACAAAAGAAAACTAGCAGAAAAAGTAAAGGAAATTGGAAATGTTGAAAGCAAACAATGCAATAGCGAAATGCAAGGGTCAATCTCCGGACGGCAGCCAGGTTTGTTCTGACCGTGGACGCTGCGGTCGCTTTCTGCGTCCTGATGGTGATCGTCAGGCATGGGGAAATTACTGGAAGGCTGGCGATAGCTGCCAGAACTATGAAACGGTAGCTGTTGAGCATCACATTGTTTCTGAAGAACCTGCAAGGGTTGGTTGGTAATACTGGATACATCCGCACCAGTTAAGGCGGAATAAATTTGGAGAATTAAATTGGATATTGATCAGCAGATTGAAAATAAAGCATCAGTAGCACCGCGTGTAACCAAGGCGGATATCGATGCAAACATTGTTGCAGAGCACTATTTCACCGCGCGCGACGGCGCTAATGCGGCTGATGGTGGAGGACATCCATATCACGAAAGCCTTGGTCTACTGACCTTCTGCGTTCTGGTGCTGCGCAACGGATTCACCGTCACTGGTGAGAGCGCATGTGTAAGTCCAGAAAACTTCAACGCTGACATTGGAAAAGAGGTTGCCAGAAAAGATGCATACGAAAAAATCTGGCCACTAATGGGCTATGAATTGCGTAGCCGGGTGAAATTAGAGCAGGAACTGTTGGGTTAATCAACATGGCAGAAATCAATCTCGTGAAGCTCCCTGACGGAGGCCTGCGCGGAATGTCAGAGCGCGATCAAGCGGCTTATGTCCGCTTTCGGTCACGCCTAAAAAATGCTGAGCCAGGGGAAGTGATCGAGATTGATGCCAAGTTGCCACGGAATAGCCGCTTCCACCGCAAGTTTTTCGCATTACTGAATTTGGGCTTTGAGCATTGGGAGCCGGGCCGCAAGCACAAGCAATACAAAGGCGTGCCAGTAGCCAAAAACTTTGAACACTTCCGCAAAGAGGTTGTGATCCTCGCAGGCTTTTACGAGCAAACGTTTGACCTTGAAGGGAATATGAAGCTTGAGGCCAAATCGATCAGCTTTGCCAGCATGGAAGAGCCTGAGTTTGAGGAAGTATTTTCTGCTGTAGCTAATGTGCTTTTAGAAAAAGTTTTCATTACCTACAAGGACAGGAAAGAATTGGATGAAGTATTGCAAAAGGTTATGGGGTTCTTATGAAATCTAGCATAAAAATAGGCGACAAAATAGGGCGTCTGACAGTTGTTTCTTTTGACACAAAAATAAGATGGAAATCACGTTGGCAATTGGAGTGTAAAAATCGGCAGGCTAACGATTGGTAGGCACAGAGGATTTACCACACCTGGATGGCATTATTTTTTGAGAGGTTCTTTTCCTGGTATTCATCACTACAGCCAAAAGAGTGGCAAGCACAGATATTTATTTTTTAGTAGAAAAAAATGATCTACCGAAACAAAAAAATGCTTGAAGCCATGCGCGACTACCCGTGCGCTAATTGCGGCCGTATGGACGGCACTGTATGCGCTGCGCACCGGAATGAAGGAAAGGGCATGGGCTTGAAGGTTTCTGATGCTCTGGTAGCGCCTCTGTGCAGCCAGTGCCATGCCGAAATGGACAACGGCAAGCACTTAACCAAAGACGAGCGCCGGGATATGTGGAACCGGGCATATATCAAAAACGTGCAATACATGATTGAAACGGGAAGGCTGGTGTTGGTATGAAGGTTGGTATCGATCCTGATATTGATAAAATCGGCGTTGCTTGTTTAGTGGATGGCTTGTTGATTATCAACACTATGGACTTTGTAAGTTTAATTGATTTCATCAGGCATCAAAGATCTGACATTACAGATGTGTATGTTGAGGCTGGTTGGCTAAACAAAAAAGCCTCTTGGCATGCCGCTAAAAATATGAATATAGCCGCCAATATTGGCATGAAGGTCGGTCAAAACCAAGCGGTAGGAAAGTTAATCGTGCAGTCAATCCGCGCCGCTGGATTAAATGTAATTGAAGTAAAGCCAACATCAAAGAAATTAGACGCTGATCAATTTAAACGTTTAACCAAGTATCAAGGGCGAACCAATCAGGAAACTCGTGATGCTGCCATGTTGATATGGGGCCGGTAATGTTTATCAAGATTGATATTGAGGATGGCATAAGCGCTATGAAAGCTATGGACGTGGTTAACCGCATTGCCATGGTTGCAATTCTAAGTAATCGAAAGCCAAAGTATCAGATAAAAGAAACCCTTGCTGAATCTGGGTTATGCATTTCAGCGATGAATAGCGGGTCAGGCAATGTATTTATTAAGGTAGGTAGAATCTAGCCATGGCCAACACCGCAGCATCCTCATGCCATGGAAAAGCAAAGCATCGCACATACTCAATCGCGCAAATGGCGCTCAAAGTCGCAAACGTCGACAGGGTAAAAAGCTTTGGCCTGCATATCTACCGGTGCAAATACTGCCAGCAATATCACATAGGCACGATGCTGGTGCCAAAGCGGGTAATGAAGGCTAACAAAGTAAAGCGCGCCACTCAGGCGCTAGAGGACGAAACAAGATTGTCGAGGCTATATGGCTGAATTTATCGCGGGGATGACTATTGGGTTAATGGCTGGCTTCTTTGTAATGGGATGCCTAGTTTACTGTAAAGGGAGAGGTGGCTAATGGATCAGGCAAAGCAACAAGTTTGGGATGAATTGCTAGTCACGTGGCAGCCGGTGGCCGCAATCGCTCATAGGGCTCATGTGCCAGTGCGCACGGCTTTAAAGTATCTGGTCGAGTTTTATAACGACGGCCGAGTAAAAATGAGCTATTCCCGCATAGACGGACACAACAAGGTTCATATGTTCAAAAAGATCGAGACGCAAAAAATCATGGGTGTTGTCATGCCTGTTGAGACTGAGGGGATGGAGTTGTGAAAAAGAAGGCTACAGGCAGACCAAGCAAATTTACAGATGCTTTATTCCAGGAAATCATGGAGCGCATCGCCAATGGAGAGCCTTTGCGTCAAATATGCCGTGAAGAGGCTATGCCAAGCTATAGAACTTTCTATGATTGGATTGATAGAGACGATGCTTTGCTTAAAAGCGAAAGTGAAAAGGTTAGGGAAACATCTTTGAATCTATCCGCACGCTTCGCACGCGCGCGTGAAGATGGCCACGATGCTATTGCAAACGAGTGTCTTGAGATTGCTGACGATGGAACAAATGACTGGATGGAAAAGAAAAATCAAAACGGTGAGTTTGTTGGTTACACATTAAACGGTGAGCATGTCCAGCGCTCAAAGCTTCGCATCGAAACACGCCTGAAGCTGCTGGCTAAGTGGAATCCGAAGAAGTATGGCGAAAAAGTTGAATTGTCTGGCCCAGGTGAGGGCGGCGAGCATCTATTCAAAAACACCTCTGCTGCGCCTCAGTTGTCCAAAGAAGAATGGCTGAAAGTCCATAACGTAACATTGCCTAAATGATAGTTGTTGATGATGCAAACTTAAAATTGGCTGAAAAAGCGGTACGCAAGTTATGGGAACCGCAGCAAGGACCGCAAACTTCGGCCATTCTTGCGTCTTGGTGCGATGAATTATTCTTTGGTGGCGCACGTGGCGGTGGTAAGTCTGACTTTCTCTTAGGTGATTACCTTCAGGGCGTCGGCGTCGGCTATGGCGATCTCTGGCGCGGCATCATCTTCCGCAAGACCTACAATGAACTGGAAGAGCTACAAGTCAGGGCCACTCAAATATTCCCTGCTTATGGCGGCGTTTACAAGGTTCAGTCATCCGCAGAGTTTCCATTCTCAAATTGCTGGTACTTCCCGGGCGGTGAAACGCTCAAGATGCGCTACCTGAAGAATGATCAGGACGCAGAGAACTATCAGGGCCATCAATATGCTTGGATTGGTTTTGATGAACTGACAAACCACGCAACACCTAAAGCCTACGACAAGCTGAAAGCCTGCTTGCGTATTCAGGGTGTGCCAAAGCGCATTCGCTCTAGCGGCAACCCTGGCGGTAAAGGTCATTTATGGGTTAAGCAGCGTTTTATTGATTGCGCGCCACCGTATACCCCTACGACAGATACAGAAACAGGACTCACCCGGGTATTCATCCCATCAAAGCTAAAAGACAACAAGTATCTGCGCGAGGACACTCAGTATATTGCCTTGCTGAAGGCTTCCGGCAGTGCTGAACTGGTCCGAGCATGGTTGGAAGGGGATTGGGATGTTGTGGCTGGCGCATTCTTTGATTGCTGGGATAGAGCTCGACACGTTATCAAGCCGTTTGCAATACCACGTACTTGGACGCGCTTTCGCTCATTCGATTGGGGTTCTGCAAAGCCTTTCAGTGTGGGATGGTGGGCAATCAGTGACGGGGGCTTAATTCTGCCGAAGGGGGCAATCGTTCGCTACCGTGAATGGTATGGGATGAAGCCTGACGATTACAACGTAGGCCTGAAGCTAACTGCTGAAGAGGTAGCCGAAGGCATTAAGAAGCGCGAAAAGGGGGAGGAAATCGCTTACGGTGTGGCTGACCCTTCATGCTGGAAGGTAGACGGCGGCCCGAGTGTAGGCGAGCGATTTGCCAAGAAGGGCGCAAGGTTTCGGCCAGCGGATAACTCACGTATCAATGGTTGGGATCAGATGCGGCAGCGCTTTGTTGGTATTGATGGTGAACCAATGATTTACTGCTTTGATACGTGTGTCGATTCAATACGCACAATACCGTTGTTGCAGCACGACGAGGACAAACCAGAGGACCTAGATAGCGAAATGGAAGATCACGCAGCGGATGATTGGCGCTATGCCTGCATGAGTCGGCCAATGCTCAAAGAATCACAGAAGCGACCTAAAGAGCCAGAACCTGGCACAATCGGCTGGGTTTACCGCCGCACATCCGAGGAAAAAGAGAAGTCAAAATATCGGTCATAAACACCGAAAACCATTTATCGCATGGAATATTAATATCGCGGTTAATCTGCCAATACACGTTTGTTCCCTCGTAAACGATTTATTGGAGATTCATCATGAAACAGAAATTGACCGCAGTGCTGTCGTCCGTGGTGGCAGGCGCCACTATCAATACTC